AAGACTGTTCTCTTTAAGAGAGACCAAACCGCACTCCTCGACTGCCTCCGCTCCGTCCCCTCAGATAAGTCAGCCTGGGATCTGGTCGACGCCGCCGGCATCTGCGTCCGAGGCTTCCCCGCTTTACAAAGCGAGTCTAGCCGCATCAAGGGCCAGGAACTCTCTAAACCCGTCAGGGCAGAAGGCTATTCGTCCGACATGGGTTTTGAGACGACCGTCCGTCGCGTCCCCAAAATAACGTTGAACCCCAAAATCAATAAGAACCGAAGAGCACGCAGCTACTCGGTTGCACCTGTGGAGGATATCGTTGGCTCTTAGATGGTGTCCTGTATGCCTGAAGGTCGAAGTCATCGACAAGTACAGCCCTAAGTGCGACTGCCAACGCAAACAACGTGGCTCACGATAAGCGGGCCTACCTACGTGAGTGGAACAAACGTGATGGCGGAGCACGTCGTCGCGCCGCGGACAATAAGCATTCACAAAAGCTGAGACGCGCAGTTTTAGCCGCTTATGGAAATCAGTGTGCGTGTTGCGGCGAGAGTACTTACGAATTTCTAGCTATAGATCATGTCAACGGTTGTCCTGGTGGCGGTAAGCGCACCAGCGCTGAGCGCGGCAGGCCGTTATACCGAAAGATTATAAAAGCGGAATTTCCAAGTGATTATAGAATTCTTTGCCACAACTGTAATCTGGCACGAGGATTCTATGGAAAATGTCCACATGAACCCAAAGTGTGATTGTCAGCGGAAGCAGAGAGGTTCTAGGTAATGTCAACGGAGTGGAGTCGTCCACGCACTACCCCAATGGCGGGCCGCCGCAAGGCGACGCTGAGCTACTGCAATCCTTGCGGGCAGTTTCATCGCACACACCGCCATCCAGAGGGTATGGAGATCTGTCCGGTCGAGCGGGTAGAGATTGATACCATGCCGTTCCCTGCCGTGATTGGGATTAACCCGAACGCGAAGAGACGCTAATGCCGACCCTGGACGAACTCCAAAACGATCCGCAGGCGCGCCAAGAGGGCATGACTAAGGCCGCAGGTCTCGATAAGATGCACCTGCTCGAACTACAGCGAGTTCAAAAGAACGAGGCTGAGAAGGCTACAGCCGAGTTACGGAAGCGCTGGCGTCAGTGGTGGCGCATGTGGCAGAACGAAGTCACTTTCCAGGGTAAGGAAGAGTGGCAGACGAAGCTGTGGGTGCCCAAGATCTTCACAGCGGTCGAGCAAGCCACGGCCCTAATCCAGCGATCCATTCTGGACTCAGACAGTCCCTTCGGCGTGGACGGACACAATGATCGGGAGCGCATGCTCGCAACCCTGCTGTGGAACCCGATCCTCAAACTCTTCCTCACGAAGGCGGACCTGGCGTACAAGTTCTCGGACGCCTGTAAAGTCGGCTTCATCACCGGCGTGGCGGGGTACCTCAAGATCCGGCCAGTTTCAGTAAACGTGCCTAAGTTGATGAGCGCGCAGCCGGACCCGGCGACGGGGCGCATCATCCCGTCCTTCACCCGGCAGCCCAAGTCATTCATCAATATCGACTACGTGGCGCCGTGGAACATCTTCCGAGATCCCGACTCGCGGGCGAGGCAGAACTGGTCTGGCTCGTACATCTATCATTCAGAGTGGAAAGACCGCGCAGCGCTGCAACAAATGGCCCAGGTGTGGGACGCCACGGCCCTAGCCAACGTCCTGTCGAGCAATCAGCCCAACAAGCTTACCTCGGATGGGATGACAGATACTCAGCGGGACGAGGCTCAGAGAAAGCAGTACGAGTACGAACGGCATAAGTTCCGGAAGAGCTACCTGGTTAACGAGGGTTGGCTAGACATTCTGGACGAGAACGGCGACGTGGTGCTGCCGGATGCCCTCATGGTCACTTCCGGAAACGAGGTTCTTTATGGACCTGTAGACAACCCGATCTGGGCAACTGACATGAACACAGGGCGGCGCAAGACGCCGTTCGTGGCGGGTACCCCGGTAGTTCATCCGGCCCGATTCGAGGGGCGCGGTATCGCCGAGCAGGACGCTCAGCTTTCGCAGTTGTACTCGAACATCTTCATGCTGTGGGCAGACGGACTCAATTGGGTCATCAACCCGCCCACTGAAGTCTACCAGGATGCCTTGGTCGATTGGGAAGATCTGGAGCACTATCCAGGCAAACTATGGGTCAAGCACAGCGAGAGTCCAGCGCTGACTCCGGCCAAAATGGGCACCATGGAAACGAGTGCAATCATGGCCTCCCTAGAGTACATCGACAAGATCCGGCAGAACTCAAACTTCGTGACTGACTTCGCGGTGGGCCTTCCTGGCAGTCGTTCGGATATCACGAAGGGCGAAGTACAGATCAAGACATCTCAGTCGCTAGCCATCTTCGAGTCAATGGGCAGAAACCTTGAGGGCCTCGGGGCCGATATTATAGGGTTGACATACGACCTGTTGCTCCAGTACTTCAGTGACTACAACCAGCCTGAGATCATGAACCTTGTAGGCCCAGAAGCCGCGATGGTGCTGTCAGCGGCACCGATAGAGCAGCGTGTAGCGATGCTACAGGGCGACTTCCAGTTCAAGTTCAGCGGTGTGACCCAATCCTTCATGAAGTCTGAGCAGCTTGCTAAGGTGATGCAGTTCGCTACCTTGGCGGCTACCCCGTCCTACATGGGCCTGGTAAACCCCGCGAATATTCTCCAGGTGATCGGCGATCTCCTCGGAATTACCGATCGAATTCAGATTGCTACCGCGCCTCCGCAGATGCCTGGCGGGCCTATGGCCCCCGCGGGTCCGGGCGGCGCTCCTCAGCCAATGCCTCCACAGGGCGGTCCGGGTCCGCAAGGTCCGCCGCCGCAGGGTCCGCCCCCGCCAGGCCCAGGACCACAAGGCGCCGCGCCGCGCCCCCTGCAAGTTCCCTCCGGACCGCTCCAGGGTAGGTAAAGGTGGACGCAAGATCAGCCGCCGTTCTGTTCAAATCTCTATCCGAGATCACTGATAACGATTGGGCCGTCATCGAGGCCAAGAAGGCGGAGCGGGCTCACAGACTCGCCGAGCTAGTGCAAAGCGAAGTGTGGAAGCTGGATCTATATCCCATCTTCCGCCGTGTGCACGATGATTACCTTGAAGCCGTCAAGCGGAAGGAAATCGACCCTGACGCACTCAAGGTTTTTGACGAAATTCTCAACCAAATTGATGGGACCATTCGCGTAGGTGCCGGTTCCATGGAGAGGTTGGCGGCCAAACGAGCGAGGGCCGTAGAGATTCAAACCAAGATGAATCAGCGACAGAACCCGCAGTCTCTCGCGGACGACGGATTCTCTGACGCTTAAGAGGTAACCAAAAATGGCAGACGAAACGATTCCTGTAGTTACTGGTGCTCCAGCCCCCGCCGCTCCTGTAGTTCCGGCTCCTCAGCCGACTCTGCAGCAGCAGATCGCGGATTCGCTGAAGCCGCCAGCGGCCCCGGCAGCCCCGGCAGTGCCGGCCCCAGCCGTACCCCCAAGCGATGCAGCCCCGGTTAGCCCTCCTGCAACGGATTCAGGGCTTAAGGACAAGCTAGCTGATGCCGAAAAGCGCCTCCAAGACACCCAGCGATGGGGTCATAAGAACGCAGAGGAAGCGTCCAAACTCAAGACTGCGCTGACTCAGATTCAGAACCATCCAGTGCTAGGCAAACTGCTGGAAGTGATGGATCAGCCCACTCAGCCAAACCCGCAAGCCGAGGCAGATGCCCAGGAAATGCGGACTCTTTGGTCGGAGTATCAGACAGCAAAGTCGGACGAGGAAGCTTTCTCGAAGCTTATGAAGTTCTCAGAGGCTCGTGGTGCTCGGCGCGCGATGGCAGAATTTGACAAAGTTATGACCACGCGCGAGAATGAGTCCCGCGTAACACAGCGCAATCAGCAGACTGTTCAAGTCATTAACAAAACCGTCTCTGAGTCTGCGTCTGACGTACCCCTCGAACTGTTCTGGGCAATGTCCGGACGTGCAGAGGCCGAGTGCCCGGCTACGATTACTGATTACACCGAGCGGTTGCAGTGGCAGGTTGGTCGTGCTGTGGATCTATCCAGGGCGGTTCTTCAGCCCCGGGTGGCCCAGGCGGTCCAGGCTGGCGTGACACAAGCCGGAGTGAATCAGGCAGCCGGTGCCATCATGGCTCCGGGTGGAGCGGCTCCTAGCGGTCAACCCGCCGGGGCTCCCGCGAAGCCAGTGACCATGGCCGACTACATTAAGAACATGCAACGACAGCAGATGGGACAGAAGGCGTAGTTAGAGACTAAAGGAGATCTAACATGGCAGAGTTTAGTTGGGACTTGGATGCCCCATCGGGGACATTCAAGAACCATGCACTCAGCGCCAAAATCCGGGAAGCCGCTGTTGCGGATTCCAAGTTCATGCAGTACGTGGACGTGGAGCCGGGTTATGGGCAGGGTAAGGGTGAGTCAGTCACCATTACTCGCGTGAAGAATATCCCTGAGCCGACTTCTGCTAAATTCGGAGAGAGGGACCGTGTGCCAGTTGACACGTTCTCGCTGACTACCAAGTCTATTACGGTCAGCTATTGGGGCCGTGGTATCGAGTTTACGGAGAAGGCCGAGATTCTCGCGCACTTCGACATTCAGGACAAGATCCAGCGCAAGTTGAAGCAACAGCTCCAACTGGTCATGGACACGGCCGCCGCGGCTGGGTTCAAGACGGCGCAGGTCATTTTCCAACCCACTTCTCTTACGGGTGGGACGTTCACTACGACCGGTACGCCTGCCGTGACTGCGACCGAGAACCTTACGATCGCGCACGTCAAGACGATCCGGGACTACATGATGGACACTCTCCACGTCCCCGGTTGGCGTGGCGGAGAGAAGTATCAGTGCCTCGCGTCAGTTAAGGCGCTCAGGGGAATCAAGAACGATCCCGAGTTCCGCGCGTGGCGGCAGTACGACATGGCAGAGCAGTCGCATGTGCGCGGTCTCGTCGGCACAATCGAGAACATCGACTTCGTTGAGGTCAACCACACCAACGCGTTGTCAAACGCGAAGGGTACTGGTAACGTCCTTGGTGAGGCCGTGATGTTCGGTGACGATGCGGTTGCGATGGCGGTCGTCATGGACCCAGAACTCCGGATGTCTATTCCTGGGAACTTCGGTCTACAGCGGGCGCTTGCTTGGGTTGGCTTGCTTGAGTTCGGTATCATTTGGGATACCGCTAACGACGGTGAAGCCAGAATCATCCGCGTTACCTCAGCTTAATCGAAAGATAAAAGGAGAATAACATGGCTGATTCGTTTTCCGGTCTGTTCGGTCCTGATTACGGTCTTAGCACGCAAGGTACAGTTACTGGCGGTCCGTTTAGCATTGCTACTACGGGCATCAAGTACACCTGGATCGTGCCGTTCAAGGCCTATGTTCGGCGTCTAGCACTCGTGGTTACCCAGGTTCCTGCGGGGGGTGGAGTTGTCAACTTCACTCGTCGTGTGACCGACGGTAGTGCCACCGGTGAGACGACTATCGGTACGGTCAAGACTCTTTCTTCGCATGTGGCTGGTAACGTGATTTACCTCGATCTGACGACTACGGTCGCCGTGAACGATGGTGATGAAATCACGCTTACGGTCGGCACCGGGGACGCGAACAACACTGTTTGCGCGGCGTACGTCGTCGTTCGCCAGAGTCCAGAAGTTGCGGGTAACATCACGCACATGGTTGCGACTACATAAATAAGTTAAGCAAAGGGGAATCTTATGGCTTTGCGTTCCGGTATTATCCAGGAAATTGAGTGGCGTTTTACTGGAGATAGTCCATCCCGTATCAGAATTGGTACGGAAGACGTGTTTATGAGTGCCTCGTTGCCTCAAGCTACTCTTCTCGATATTTTTGGGCGAGACGGAGGATTAGAAGCAATGATCGGTCAGTTCATAACCTACGACACAATGCTTGAAGTGAACCCCCCGGTTAACTTTTTGTCTGTAGTTTTGTTAAACCAAGTGAAGAAGTAAATCTGGGTGTGAGGCCGGTGTAAAAGCCGGCCTCCACCGTTACCTACCTAACCTAGGCGAGAGCCGAGATCCCCTAGCATCCGTGAAAGCGGGGAGGGCTAATGGTTGGGTGAAGGGGAATTCCTATGGCACTTACGTACTCAGTGAAAGAGCGTTGGTGGGACGGTTTCAAGACTCATAGCATCGTGGACATTACTCTTGATGCTTCCTATGTTGCGAACGGTTGGGCGCTTGACAAACAGGCTCTTGGCATGTATCGCAGTGTGGACAGCCTCAACGTGTACGGCCACAACGCGGAGTCTTATTACTTCGAGCTGACGCGCGGTTCTGCTCCTAAACTCGTTGCTAAGGTTCCTGCGCAAACTACTGGTGCTACGGCTGTTGCCGCGGCCGGTACGGGCGCGAAGGCGACTGATTCGACGGGTGCGGAGACAGTGATCCAACTTCCCGGTTCGTCGATCTCTACGACTTACAAGGAAGTTCGGTCCGTCGAAGCTGCGACTAGCGAAGCCTTCCTAAACGGTAAGGTTCTCTCGGTCGAGGCTATCGGGTTCTAATTCAATCGAGGCTCCTACCAAGGGGCTCTATCGACGCTTGGCGACTGTGCGTTAACAGCCGCATCATTTCTAAACCCAGATTATTGGCATCCCGGTTAAGCTAAACATTGGGTGCCCTATCCCTTCCCTAGGAGGATACGATGTCACAAGTTCTAAGTGTCGGAGACGGTAAGTTTCTGACGTTTGACAGTTGTTGGATGGACAGCGGCGAGGAAGCGCAGTACGCCCTGGTGGGCGGACAGAAGGTTCTCATCAAAGCAGGCGGGCGCGCAAAGCCCGAAGTCTTCCAGCGCGGAGACGGCTTCTATTACCGAGACGGTACGCCGATCACTGACAAGGAACACGTTGCGTGGCTACCTAAGAAGTACCGTGAGATGGCAGAGAAGTTCATTGATGAAAACTCTGGTGAGGCAAAGCCGCTGAAGCCTGTTGACACGCGGGAAGCTGCTGCGGCCGACGCCGTGAAGCGCGGGCGTGGTAGACCTCCTAAGGCCGCACCAAAGAAACAGATCGAAGTGAAAGACGCCCAGTCCTACGGCTCCTTCATGGGCCCGGACGAGACATAGTAATGGGCGACCGGTATCATCGTAGCGCCCGCGTAAATCTACGGCGTGCCTCACGGGAGGCTCACCGGCGTCTGAGAGCAGCGATGTTAGCATATTTAGGCGGCAAATGTGCGTGGGTTGGGTGTGGATTTAGCGACCCAAGAGCTCTACAGCTTGACCATATAAATGGGAGCGGTTCAAAAGAGGCTCGCCGTTTGGGTCAATGGGGAATGTATAAAAAGGTATTATCAGGGACTCCAGGATATCAATTGTTATGTGCTAATCATAATTGGATCAAGAAGTATGACAATCACGAAACTAACTTAATAAAGGAGTCATAAATGGCAGCGTACACACTGGACCTTCCGCCTACCTCCGGTGGGCAAACCGTATCTGAATTCCCGGAAGGCGAAAGAGTAGTCAAGTGGGTGCTCACTTCTGCTGATCCCAACGGTACCCCTTATATATGCGGACCCCGCACTGATAAGACAGTCCATGTATTTGGT